GAACTGATGTTCGGTAGTTTTGGTTAACAATTACTGACCCAAGACGTTTTGAACATTTGGTTCGCTTTAAACAAAAAGAACATCTCTGAACAAAGAGATGGTCAAAAAGAGAGAATTTCGATTAGACAAACCCAGTGGGGTTTCCCACTTGGTTGATCAATTCATACTGACACTGGCAATAATATTGGTATCATCATGGACTCAAATGGCTGGTCTATATGCCCCCTTCTTGGTGGTGTGCTTCTGCACAGATCGGATTACTATGGTCTGGAAAAATACGACGGCCCAAACAACGATGTGGACTTTGATAATCACATACGCCTTAACTGGAACGCATGTGCTGGCTGCCCCAACATTTGCTTTGATTACAATGTGGGATCAAGAAAGGTTAAGAATAGGGCATGGGATAATAGGATCTATAGTCACTATAGTCTCATCAACAGTTGGGAACTGGGTAGTACCCTTGACAAATCCAATGACAGGCACAAACAACAGCCTCTACTTTGAACCCCTGAAAGAATTCGTGGATGAGAGAATTCAGGAGATCAAGGAAATACTGGACACAGGTCTAGTCACAGAGGCCCAGTTTATAAGGCCAAATTCCATATCCGATTACCCAATAGATTTAGGGAACAAACCCCCGTTAACGGCTGATCAGACATTGATAAAGTACAATGAAATATCGAGGCAGACAAGGATGGCTATCTTTGGAGTGATGTGCTTCCTTGTGTACCTAGTAGGAGGTATTGTTGGAATTTTGGTTGCCCTGACCATGGTTGTCATATCACAAATGGAGAAGGACGAGAGTGGTGCCAAGTATAATGAAAAACATTCAGGAATACAGTTTAAGGATGGTGTGTACAGGGTCTCAACCAGGATCATGGGAGGAGAGCTTGATAGGGGAATTGGAACGGCTTATGGTGGTGTTATGCACATACCATACCATGTCACAAAAGGTAGGGCCATAATGTACGGCAGAGTTAAAGCTTACCCCTACTATACAAACATTGATGAAGATATAGTCACCTATGGAGGACCACCAAAGATAGACAAGCTGAAACCTGATGATGATGTGTATGTGAACTGCGAAACCGATGACTCATGCACTAGCTACCATGCTGATGTCCATTATGATGTGAAGAGCAATCTAATAGGATGGCAAGGAGTTACTAAACCAGGAGAGTCCGGTTCACCGGTCTGGGCAATGAGGGATGGAAACCTGGTCCTACTAGGTCTAGCCGGTCGCTATGTTAAGACCAGTGATGGTGTCACTGAGTTTACCAATGTTAGCCACCATGAAGAAGTTGATTCCCTTTACAAGACGATAACCATGCACCCAGGAAGTGGAAAAACCTGGAGGGAAATACCAAATTTGGTAGGAATGAATTTAGGAGCTATCAATGGGAAGAAGATACTTGTCACCGGTCCTACTAGAGTGGTTTGCCAAGAGTTATATGGATCTTTGTCTAGGATAACCAACTGTAGTCTCAATACCAAAGGAAGCCGAGTCAGGAGTGAAATGGCGCAAGTCCAGATTGCAGCCCACAGAACGGCCCTAAAGCTGTTAACAACAAGGCAGAGGTGCGTTAGGAACCTAGGCATGATAATAATTGATGAAGCGCATGTTGATGACACAGCGACAAGACTGCTGAGGCGATTCGCCATGTCTGCCATGGGTAGAGGTGTCAGAGTTGTTGAGCTGTCGGCAACGCTTAACGGTGTGGTTAATGACTCTAGCAATCACGACATAACGGACTTTTCAGTCAAGGAGGGTGATGCCGACAATGCTATTCAAGAGGCATTGCAGGAAGGGAAAAGGGTCATGGCCTTTGTACCATCCCTCACCGGGATGGTGGCAACGAGACTAAAGGCTAAGTTTAAGGACCATAAACCAGTGTTATTAAGCAGATCAACCTTTGAGGCTGGTATGGCTGGGGTAATGGACGAGGAGCGCAAGCTGGTCATATCAACAGACATAGCAGAATGTGGAATCAACGTGCCCGGACTTGACGTTGTTGTGGATTATGGCAGAAAGTACACCTATGTCAACAAAGGTGGAATTATTGTCGGAGAGGAGATAGGGTTGAGTGAGGCATCCAAAACGCAGCGGCGTGGTCGAGTGGGTAGGAGCAAACCCGGATCCTACTATTTAGTTGAGAATAGATTGAGCACAAAAGAGGAAACGGCTTCAGAAGTGGATGCTAGGATTCTGAGCGTAGGGCGAAATTGGGCTGATGACGATATTGAGTGGCCTTTCTACCTAACGGACCACCAATTTGAAGTGTGGCTGGATAGCGATTACACCCCAATGGAGATTTGGATGAATTATGATACCCAAGGGACTCCCCGTAGTCGTGAAGGCAGGCAAGCAAAGTGGAAGGAAATACAGCAAGGGGACTCGTATTACATAGGTTGTAGAGACAATTGCGGCAGATGCGAAGGAAAGTACCTAGTAATGGATGAGCGGGCCCATGATAGAATATTTAAGTTAGATAAGACATAAGTTAAGCAGGAACCATGGCTGGACTAGCGGTTAGAGGAGACCCGGTTGTGAACCCAACTGCCAGCCCCTGGTGCACGGTTCTAGTGGATGCATTCAGGACATTAAACCTTAGGTTAAGTTTAGGTTAGTAGGTCTGGGAACAATGGTTTTCCGAGAGGATAACCACCTAGACGGGCCGGTGCTTAATTGCATTGGTCGAGTGGGAGCCCGATGACTGATGACTTACTGGCTTGGAAATCATGAGGGAAGCAGAAACCAGAGTAATACTCACCAGCCGAGAAAAGGTGTTTGAACGAAATTTCTTTCTTTTTGACCTCTGTTTGGTTTAACCAAATACTGGCAAGCATACTGGCCAACAGAGATGTTGAGGAGAAAGTACGG